TCATCGCCATGCCGGTCATGTACTTCTGCGAGCAGTGCCGGAAGGACATGGAGGTGTGGGCCGCGCACGCCCCCAGCTACGTGGTGAGCGAGGTCAGGACCGGGCCGCACCCAGACCGCATCATCGGTCAGGTCGGCGGGCCGAAGGTGCTGGACAGCAAGGGCAAGGCGATAGCTTGACTCATTCGACGAATACCAGCACATCGCCACGGAAGACCGGCGCCGGCTAATTAGGACGGTACCTTCCCGCATCGGTGTTGGACTGGCACACGGGCCCGGGTGTACACTAGCCGCCATGGGACAAGCCTCCGTCCAGTACGCCAAGAGCAAGCAAGACCAGCAGCCACGCGACGACAAGCCGAAGTGGAACGCGCAAGAGCGATTGGCGTTGAAGAAGATGCGGCGCGAGGCCAAGGCGGCCGGCGCCACGCTGGACAACAACGGCGAGGGTGGGCTCGCACCGTCCCTGGTTTTGGGGATCATGCGCCGGGATCATTTCCGTTGCGTGAACGAGGACTGTCCCACGCCACAGAAGAATTTGTCCCTTGACCACATCAGTGGCCACCCGAAGGAGATTGCGGCGGACCCGGAAGCCCGGCACAGGAAAGACCTGAAGCTCGGGATCAAGCTCGGGCACGTGGCCAAGATGGAAGCCTTGAGAACTATTTGTGCACAATGTCATGATCGTTGTCACGACCGCGAGCGCGAGATTGACGACGGCAAGAAGCCGCAACCCATGCGAGGTAAAGAGTAGCCATGGCTCTCAACTGGCAGGGCGTCGACATCGGCCACGGAGAAGTGGTCATCGAGGTGCAGGATTTTCTCGACGGCTACCACGACGGCAAGGAAGAAAAGTTCGCCGATATCGAAGGCAAGCCGCCGGTGCCGCTGTGCTGAAGACCGTCTCACTCCGACAGCTTCGGCGTTCGGTCAACGAGGCGGCACAAGATCCTGAGTGCGCGTATCCCCGCGGTGTCATGCGGCCGCTCAGCCGGTCCGACTGCGCCGGTGGTCAGCGGCCCTGCCCATTCGTGAGCTGCAAGTTTCACCTCAAGCTCGACGTCACCACGTGGGGGGGTCTCATGGATAACTGCCCGGGCGTCGAGGTCTGGCAGATGCCTGAAACGTGCGTACTCGACGTGGCGGAGCGCGGCTCTCACAGCCTGTCGGTCGTGGGCCGGCTGGTGAGTCTCACGAAAGAGCGGATCCGTCAGATCGAACGAAAGGCGCTGCAGCGCTGCCACGACGTCGTCGAGGCCGCAGAGAAGGCGTACGCCACCAGCATCGGGCGGTGATGCGTGGCGGAGACCCTGTACGATCAGGTCGTTTCAGCGCACCGGAAAACACTCGACCGGCTGATTGATCGTGGGTCGGTAGAGCGACTGCGGAACCTCTACGAGAAGGCCTCGGCTGAGGTGCTGGCCAAGCTGGAGCGACTGGGCCGGGGCTCGTCGAGCTTCACAGCCCATCACCTCCACATGGCGCTGGCGCAGTTGAAGTCGGGGCAGATCTACATCGACGACGCGATGCTGGGCGAGCTCAACGCCGCCACCCGGGAAGCGCAGGTCGAATCACTACACACGCTGGTGCGCAACTACAAGCGCCTCGAGCGCCATTTCACGGGCCACGCGCCGGTGCTGCCAATCGAGGAGGCTGCGCGGTTCGCGGGGGTCATCGACAAGAGCCGAAGCTCGCTCCTGCGCCAGCACAAGACCAGCATCAAGCGGTATGGCGCGATCGTGATCGACAAGGCCCAGGACGCCATGGCGCTGTCGGCTGCATCGGGCGAGACACTCGACGGAGCGATCGGACGCGTGCATGAGGTCATCGGAGGAGAGTTCTGGAGAGCCGAGATGGTAGCGAGAACGGAGTCGGCGTGGGCATGCAATTCGACGCACGCGGAGGGTATCAAGGAAATCGCGAAAGAGGACGTTGCTCTCGAACAGCAGTGGACCGAGTTTTGCGGGCCCGATGGGCAACCACTTGACGATCGCGTAGGAGTTGATAGCATCAGTCTAGCGGGGCAGGTGGCGAAGCCGGGAGGGTTGTTTTTCATGCCGCCGACCGCTCCCTACCCCGACGCGAAAGGAAACGTGAACGTGAGCGAGTCCCTGGTGGGCAAGTCGTGGGAGTTCCCCCCCAACCGTCCAAACGATCGCGCCACGATCCTACCGTGGAAAAAGGAATGGGGCGGCCGGGGGTGGAGATACAAGGCGGGCAGGAGAGTACCGATTTGAAGTACCGAATGGTCGGGCGGGTTTGCTCCGTTTGCGCGAAGGCTTTCGAGTGCAGGTTTCGCGGGGAGCATACGTCCAAAACGTGTTCGCGTTCGTGCAGACAGGTGCTGAGGTGGGGGAAGAAGCTATCCGTGCGCGAGCGATGATGCGTCTTATATTACGAGTCATGTCATGGGGTTTTGAACATCGAGTAGTCGGCGCGCGGGCTCGGTGGCACATCGGCGAATCCCTCCGGGCAATCCACCCAGGTCTTGCGCTCCCTGAGCCGCAAGAGCGATTCAAAGTACCGCTCGTAGCGCTCGCCTATCACCGCGAGGCTGTTGTTCTTCGCGACCCACTCGCGACACACATGCGGGTTGATCTTGTCCACGTGCTTAGCCGCCCGGACGAACTCCGCGAACGTGTTGCAGCGGTAGCCGGTGTAGCCATCGACCACGGTATCGACGTACCCGCCGAGGTCAGTTGAGATCACCGGGCAGCCGCTCGCCATCGCTTCGAGCGCGACGGCCCCGTAGGGTTCGACGTACCTCGAGGGAGAGAACAGCGCCCTTGCCCGCCTCATCAGGTCGCGCCGCACCCTGCTGGACGACATCCCGGCGGCGATGACCCCCACGGGCCACTCGGCCACGAACGACGACGCATCTCCGCGGCCCGTCAACACGATGGGCGTTTGCAGCTCGCGCGCCACCTGCACCGCGATCCGCACGCCCTTCGGTTCCAGCATGCGGGTCTGCACCAGGAAGAAGTTGTCTTTCTTCTCGGTCACGGGCCCGAACATGTCCATGTTGATGCCCAGGGGGATGACCTGGCGATACCACTTGTCGCCGCCCCAGTTCTGCTCCAGCCCCTCGTGGTAGTGCCTCCAGGCGTGCGACAAGTAGATCCTGAAGGCCGCGAACGCATAGGGCGAGCCGATGCCGCACTCGACGACAATCTGCGGGACGTCCTTCACGCACCCATTGTGGCCCCACAGACACGAGACGATCGAAGTGTACGGATCACCACCGCGCTCCTGGATGATCTTCTTGACGTTGTCCTGATACAGGTTCCACTGGTGCCCGTAGGCGTTGTCGCGGGCGGTGACGAACGGCTCCTCGGGCTTCCGCCAGCCGTACAGGACGCGCCAGTAGTCTTCCGTGATGGCGTCGACGTGTTCGCAGCCCTTCGGCGGATGACTCCCAGGGTTCCCAATGTGAATGACCTCGTGCCCCCGGTCCACCATCATCTTGGCGAAGTACCAGACCTGTTCAGTGAACGGGCACAGGTTCACGAGGCTCTCGTCGGTCGGGTCAATGGTCTGAGTGTGTGGGAAACCCACACAGAAAATTTTCAAGATTGCACCTCCAATTCCACGTGTTTCCACGTCTTGCGAGCGAGGATGTCGTAGATGTTCCTAACACACACCCCGAAGTCGGCGGCAAGTCGAAGTACGGTCCATCCTTGGGCGCGAAGCTGGAAGACAGAGCGCACCTTCTCATCGGTCAGTTTGGATCTACTGTGCCCTTCTCCGCGTGGGCGAGACTCCGGATGCAAGCGTGAGCCGCTGTGTTCTCCGCGCGCCATGCGCTCTGGGTGTAAGTGGGACCAATGCGCATCGCCGCGCACTATGCGATCCGGGCGCCGACGTGACCAGTGCTCTTCGCCGCAGAAATGAGGCGGAGCACTTTGCCGGCCCTTCGCCATCATGTCCCTGGTATTGTCCTTCATCGTTCCGAGAAACAAGTGCTCATCGGCAACACAGGGCGGGTTGTCGCATTTGTGCAGCACCTTCAGCCCCTCGGGGATTGGACCGTGAGCCAACTCCCATGCTACGCGGTGGGCACTTTCCCAGCTGCCGACGCGTCCTAGACGGCTGCTGAGTCTCCCATACCCATGATGATCCAGCGCCGCCTGCCATTCCAGGCACGGAGTCGTCATGCCCGGTCTGATGGAATCGGCAAGCTTCGTCTTCGCAAAGAAACGCTGCCTGATTTTCGAGAGACGCACGGATTCGTTATCGCAGATGCAGATCCTCATCGGCTAGCCACTCGCTTTTCATCCACGAGCCTTCGCACCAGCTCCGTCAGCGGTATTCCTAGGCGGGCGGCCTCCTTGCGCAACCACGCGTCGGCCGGTTTGGAGAAACTTAGTAGGTGCTTTTCCATACGCGAAGCGTATCATGTCGCTATGCCTATGCCAAGCGAGATGAACTCGTGATCATCCACACCCCCGGCACAATTCCCGGCAAGGAAGGTGAGCAGCAGATCGCAATCCTGAAAGACGACACGCACCTGAGCCGGTGGATCGAGGAAGACAAGCGGCTCGACGCCGACCGAGCGGGCTTGGCAGATCTGGTGCTGAAACTCATCCCCGAGGGCTCGGTCGTCGTCGACGCAGGGGCATCACTGGGCGACCACGCGGCACTGTACGCCACCAAGGCCGAGTTGGTTCATGCATTCGAGCCGCAGCCCGAGAGCTTCGCGTGTCTGCGGGAGAACTGCGGCGGCTTGAACGTGCGGATGTACAACTGCGGGCTGAGCGACAGCAAGGCAGACCTAACCATCGCGAAGAGCGGCAACGTCGGGGCAAGTCAGATCGCTGCAGGCGGTGACGTGCCGATCAAGGTCGTTTCCTTGGACTCATTCGGCCTGTCGCCTGCGCTGATCAAGTGGGACGTCGAGGGCCACGAGGTGTTGGCGCTGCGCGGGGCTCGTCTGACGATTCTGCGATGCCGCCCCATCATGGTCATGGAGGTTCACCAGCACGGACTGGCTGCGGCCGGCTTCACGATCCGCGACCTGTGGCAGGAGCTGCTGTGGTTGGAGTACCCGCGCTGCACCGACATCAGGACGGGAGCACCGTTCAACCCGGACGACGGGAAGCCTGAATACGATATTGTGTGCACCCCATGAAGACCATCTATGTTGTTCACTGCTGCAACGCCATCGACTCCGCGTGGTTGGACATGGGCCAGGCTCAGGCCAGGGCCAAGGAGGTCGACATGATCGCACTGCCGTGCCCTATGCTCGAAGACGGCGATCCGCCTCTCCCCACCATGCCAAGGGGCTACTGCGGGCGTCCTCCGGGCTACAACGGCGGGCCTCCCGGGCGCGACGTGGATCGATGACGACCGCCGCCACCAAGGCCGCTCGCGTACTGGCCAAGCTGGGCGCCTCGAAGGGCGGCAAAGCCAGCGCCGCGAAGCTCACGCCGGCTCAGCGAAAGAAGCGCGCTCGCAAGGCGGCCCGGGCCCGGTGGAAGGCGTGGCGCGAACTCAAATCGTCCGCAGCTTCTTCGCTACCTGCTTAAACGCGGCGACGTCGAACCGCCGAGCCCGCGCCTTCGGCTTCAGCCCGTTGACCTTGGCGATGGTGGTCCAGTCGAGTTCTTCCGCGTGAAGCCGAGCTGCCAGCGCCCCAAGTGAATAGCCGCGAGCGCGCTTCAGCGCAGCGATGTCGAACCGCCGGACACGTACCTTCGGCGGATCAAACACCGCGCGCCAGGCTCTGAGCGCATCGAGTAGCCGGGCCGGCCCCACGAGGCTGGCATCCCGATTCGGCGCGACCCTCAGCAGCTCGCGCACCTCGTAGCGTTCAAGTGTTCTCGCGGCTCGAATGACAGCGGCCGGCGGTGAGTTTGTGGCCATGCGAGGAGCTACGTTACTGGTCATTTTGTCGTTTGTAAAGCGGTGCGCATCGTAACCTCGTGAAGTTGTTCAAGTGCAACTTGAGCGATGTCGCCTAACCGCCCGCAATCACTCGCCGATTTGTTGACGCTCTTTTTCGGTCGTGGTTCCTTTGAGGTACACGACCATGACCAGCGCTGTAGATCCGCGAAAGCTCAAGGACTTGATGAAAGACTCCCAGACGTCGATTCCCCAGGCGGACGACGACGAGGAGGACCAGCCAGAAGGCACGGCGGACGAAGAAGCTGGCGGTGACGAGGAAGAGGCGGGCGACGAAGGCTCCGACGAAGAAGCCACCGTCGAGACCGTCGCGGCCGACCTGAAGGCGGCGGTCGCCACCATCAACGAGATCATCGACGAGTTCCGAACGGGAACCGACGCGCAGCCCAAGGCGGGCGTCGAGCAGCTCGAAGAGGAAGTCGACGCCGACAAGATCCACGCCTTCTGCGCGTGGACCGAGGAAGCTGGAAAGAAGGACTTCCGCAGCCTCGGCGAAGAGCTCGACATTGAAGACGTCGACGGGTTCGTCGGCTGGTGCCGCGCGGTTCGCAAGCAGCAAGAAGAGGGTGGCGAGGAAGGTGGGGACAAGAATGAAGGCGAGGAGCAGGACGACGGTGAATCCGGCGGCCCCGCCGAGGGACCGCCCGAGGAAGAGCCCGACGAGGGCGAGGCCAAGTGATGCCGGGAAACCTCAAGCGGCCACAGGCCGAGTCGGCTATCGGGACGGTCAACAGCGACCTGTCACGAACGGCCGCTCCGGCTGACCCGCGGTTTCTTCAGGAACCGGACGGCGAAGAGAATCCCGCGCCCGAGAGCGGCCTGAAGGTCGAGGGCAAGGGACCCGACGCCAAGATTGTCGTGAAGCCCCAGGCGTTGTCGTCGACCATCCCGGGCTATCCGCGGAACAAGCCGGTCTTCGTGGCCCCCGAAAGGAAACGCACATGAGCCTGAACCAGAGTCCCATGTCTCCTGGCCGTCGTCGCGCGATGGCGCTTTCGGGGTCGAGGATTCAGTCGGACACCCAGCACGCGGCTCCCGACGGTCACCCGGTCGGACCGGGCGCACAGGCGGCGTCACAAGTTGAGAAACCATTGCTCGGCAGCACCAAGCCGGCGAGCGAGCGTCGTTTGCCGTTCGCGAAGCGCAGCAAGTAACTAGGAGATCCAAATGTCTGAGAACCGCGATCCGATCAAGGAATACGACGCCACTCACGGCACGCCCAAGAGCGAAGAGCCGAGCACCGACACAGCTTCCACGGCCATGCCGCTGAAGGAGCGGCCCTTGCCGTTCAAACCGACCTCGGGCGGCACCGACTAGTCGCGACGGGGAACCCAAACCACTGAGGAGAATTCTCACATGTCCAGCACGACCACGAAAGTCAGCACCGTTCGCGACAACCTGAACAGCACCAAGACCGGCGTGTTGAATGACGCCGGAGTCAGGGCGCCCCTGGGCGACATCCTGTCGATCTTGCTCGATACCCGCAACGCCAACACGACCATCTCGGCCGTGACAGCGTCGGGCGCCGTCACCCCGACCTTGGCTACGTCCGTGCTCACTGCGACGGCAGTGTCGGCCTCCAATGCGGTGTCGACCGCCGCGGCTTCCTATGTCCAGGCCGACCAGACGCTGTTGGCGCTACTGGGAAACGCCAACAAGACGACGATCAACGCGTGCGTGACCGACATCGGTGCCATCAATGCCAAGCTAGGGGCGGCTGTGGTCGACATCACGGCACTGGCCACCAAACTGGGGCAGGCCGTCGTCGACATCTTCGCTCTGCGCTCCGAGATGGCGACCATCAACACCGCCGGGACCATTGGTGGTGCGACTGAGACGGGCCTCGCCGTCGCGTACGCCACGGGCGTATGTGCGCCGCTCGCACAGGCCCCGACCACGAACGGCCTCATCACAGTCAATGCCACCGCGGTCAACTCGGGCAGCGCCACGGGCGTGAAGAAGCTCATCCGCGATTCCGGCCACACGCTCGCCACCGGCGAAGTGTACTGGGACGGCGGCGTCAACCTGAAGTTCGCGATCGCTGACGCCGTCACGGCGTGCGACGTGATCTACGCCAAGAGCGACCTGACGCAGAGGGTCTCGTGCCTCCTGCGCTCCATGCCGGAGTAGTCGCCGGAACGATTGAAACAATGAACCACCGCGGGACATACGCCAGCCTCGGATCCACCGAGGGCGCCTCTGTCCCGCACAACGTGACTCGAATACTTGCGAGTGCCCGCCCGTTGAAGTCGTCAACTCGTGATGACTGCGACGATACAGCAGGTGACCGCGATGAAAACGAGTAGCCCCACAAGGAGCGAGTCATGCCAGAGCCAGTAGCAGCAGAGACACCAGCAGCGAATCCACCACCCACCCCAGTAGCAGCCACTCCGCCGGCAGCGGCGGAACAACCCGCACAGCAAGGCAAGAACGTCGTTCTCCCGATTCGCGTCTTCTCCGAACGATTGAAGAAGGCAGAGACGAAGGGAAGACTGGCGTTTCAGGCCGAGCTGGACAAGCAGGCAACGGAACGAGGCTTCGCCGACCACGCGGCCATGCTCCAGCACCTGGATGCCCTGCGGGCAGCCCCCAAGGGCCAGCGGGCCCAACCGCCAGTACCCCCCGCGACGACCGAACAACCTCCACTCCCGCCCAAGAATCGCAATGACCGTCAGGCCATGGCGAAGTACGAGCAGGAGAAGGCCAAATGGAAGCGCGCGGACGAACAGCGTGAACGGGTACTGACGATCGAAAAGCAGCGCAGGCGCAAGGCCGAGAACCGGGCCAACGCCATCGAGGCCAAGGCCAATCTGGAGCGCATCGCCTTCGGGTGCGGCATCCGAGACACCGACTACGCGATCACCCTGTACCTTCGGGAACAGGAAGGGAAGAGCGAAGAGGAGCTGGCGAAGCTCGACGAGAAGGCGTACTTCAACGGCCTTCGCGAGAATCACCCGCACCTGTTCGGAGAAGTCACGGTCCCCGCGACCACGGGCACCACCGGGGCCGTTCCAGGATCGCACACGGCGCCCAGGTCAGGCGCCACCGCCGCAGCGGCCGGATCAGCCGGCAAGGTCGACGTCATGTCGATGACCAAGCAGCAGTTCGAGGTCTACAAGCGCAACAAGGGCCTTCGCAGCGCATCGACCGGGCTGGGGTAAGGCAGGGGCACGGGGGCTAGCAGGAATCACCAACACAGAAAGAGGAACCCATGGACTTCTCAGTCATTCAGCAAGATCCGACGATTCGAGCCCTCGTGCAAGACAACGCCCTCATCCGCGAGATGAAGGACGCACTGTACCCGCGCAACCTGTTCCGCGGTGAAGCGGCCCCGGTGTTGCAACCCGGCCAGGCTGGCGATCAGTTCGTCTTCACGGGGAACGGCCTGATGGCCCCCACCACCAACCCGCTGAACCCGCGCGATGAGCCGGAAGCGATCGACTACGAAAAAGAACAGTGGAACATGCAGCTCCACCAGTATGCCGGTCGTTGCCCCGACACCAGCATGCCGACGAGCATCGTGGCCATCGCCAACCTGTTCACCAACAACGTGCACCAGCTCGGGCTGCATGCCGCGCAGTCGCTCAACCGCTGCGTGCGTGACCGCCTGTACAACGCAGGCCTGAGTGGACAGACGGTCTGCACGGCAGTGCAGGCGTCCGGCACCACCATCACGGTCGCTCGGCTGAACGGTCTCACGACCTCGCGTCGTCCCGACCTGTCGGCGGGATCTCCCGTGCAGTTCTCGGCCGTCTCGCCGACCAACCCGCTCAAGATTCACTACAAGAACGCCGGTGTCACCCACGACGCCACTGTGACGGGGTTCACCCCGACGTACTCGGGCGACGAGACGGGCCCCGGCGTTCTGATGGTGGCGGAAACTGTGACACTGGCAGTGCGTGATCCAGTCTGGTCGGACGACTGCTCTTTCATCGTGCGGCCGGCTTCGACCATGCTGTCAGTCGACGGTCTCGCGGCGACCTCGACGTTCACGTTCGACATGTTCCGCCAGGCGGTGGCCCGTCTGGAGGACTCGAACGTCCCCAAGATGCCCGACGGCTTCTACCACTCGCACTTCAACAGCTACTCCAAGAACCAGCTCTTCTCGAGCGACGAGGCGCAGAAGCTCCTGACCTCGCTGCCTGACTACTACTGGTACAAGGAGTTCACACTGGGCGACGTGCTGGGCACACTGGTGTTTAACGACACCGAGACCCCGAAGAAGTCCAACATCGCGGGCGGCCTGCAGAACGCCTACAACGGCAACGCGCGAATGGGCGAGCGCTTCGGCGGCGAGTTCACGACCGGCGCCACCATCAGCGCGATTCCGAGCACGGAAGTGCAGCGCCCGATCTTCATCGGCGCCGAGGCCATCTACGAGTACTACGCGGACCTGCGCGGGCTCATCACCGAGGCCGGCATCAACGGCGAGATTGGCGACTTCAGCCAGCTCACCAACAACGGCGTGGAAGTCAACGCCGACCGCGTGCAGTGCTACCTTCGGGCGCCTGTCAACGTGATGGGCGATCTCGTGACCGGCGTGTGGAAGACCATCATGGACTGGCCGACCCGCACCGACGCTGCGACTGGTGACTCTGCGCGCTATAAGCGCTGCGTCGTTTGCGAGCACGTCTAGCCAACCTCGTCTCAGAGGAGCTATGTTTGGACACGAGGCATACCCGACACGAACGGCTCTTGAGCCGGCGGGTATGCCATCGTCGAGTTTGGCCTTCGGGCCAATAAATGGGCCTGGACTCTTTTCGAGTCGTAAACACACGCGATCGTGTCGCTGTGTTCTGGCCCGCCGACGTGGTGGCGGTGCTTCGGCGCTCGCCTATACGAACATGTCGGTTAGCAGCACTTGTCGCCTGATGGTTACGGATACGCGCTCGCTTGGTCTGGTCACTCAGCGGATGCGCCCGTTTTTGATGGCGAACTCGAACTGGCCTCGTGCCGTGTCCGAGATGTTGTGCTGCGTTCGGGGAACGCAGACTCTGGCCTGTGGCCACGGAACCGCGTCCCCCTCTGGCGGCCCCGATGATTTTCGTCGGCCGGTGGCTTCGGCCATGACGTTCGGCTCTCGCAAGAGCAGACCCCATCGTGCTGGGACAAAGCATGTATCTGCACGCGCTGGAGTCCTACGTCCCGCCTCTTTTCGACCAGGAGAAACCCCATGAGCCTGATGAGCGATAGGTCAGCCAAGAAGAAGGACAAGCCGGGCGAGGGCGCTGCGCCGCCCCCGGCCGTCAAAGAAGATCCCCTCGCCGGGGTGGCGGTGACGGTCGAAGAGTTCAAGGCCGAGCACTCTCCTGTCGAGGCACTGGACGTTACGGTGGCGCAGAACTTCATGGGCGACACCACGCCGGACGACATCAAGATGCCCGTCGTCGAAGCCCCACGCACGCGGGTGCGCGTGCTCCAGAGCGCCAAGGTCATCATCGGAGGCTACCCCTGCCGGTTCACCGCCGGCGACGTGCTCGACGCCAACGTCTACAGCAACTCGGGGTTCCGTGAGATCCTGAACCAAGTTCGTACGGAGCCGGTCACCTGACATGCTGAGCGACGGGGAAAAGGTTCGCATCCGCTATCACATGGGCTATCCGAACCTTTCGGCTGGTCCATCGTTGTCGGCCGGCGTCCCCCTCGACAGTCCCCTGATGACTCTGCTGGAACGGTCCTTCGTGCTGTTGCTGCCGGCGGCTGAGTCGCTTGTTCGCGAGCTGGTATCCCGACTCGACATGATCGACGGGGCCATCGTCGACGCTCAGATCCGCATGCAGGCCAGCAAGGTCGACGGCATCGAGTTGAACGCCAACGAGACCAACATGCTGGAGGGCGAGTACATGCGGCAAGTGGCCCGCCTGTCGGACACCTTGCACTGTACGATCTACCCTTTCTCGGCGCGGTTCAAGGCGCTGCAGTCGCTCGGTGGCAAGGTTCAGACCGGCATGATCGGAGTTTCGTGATGAGTCCCGTGATTGTGAAGCACTCTGGGATTGCGATCGGAACCGCATCGAGTGGTTGTTCCATTGGGCTTGCCTGCGGGCCGTTCGATACGAGCTTCTGCGCGGCCTACGAGGCCAGCAAGACCAGCCAAGACGACATCAGCGACGCGACGTTGCTAGCGCCGTTCGTTCTTCCATTGGAGAACGTCGCCAAGGTCCGGGTGCTGATCGTTCGCGCGACTGGAGACAGCGTGACGATGCTGCTGACGAGCGCCGCGGGTGTCGATCAAGAAATCCCCCTCAGCGGCGGCGGGATGCAGATTTTCCACCAGCCGAACCCCGACGACGCCTTCACGGCCATCAAGTTCATCGGGACCAACTCCACCGTCAGCTACTTCATCGCGGGGGACGCCTCCTGATGGACCGCACTTCTCCGAGCGACGTCTTGGCCGAGATTCCGGCCATCGCGGGGCAGGTGCATCCCGAGGCGTCGCGGCGCTCGCTGGCGGATTCGCTGGGCCCCACATGCGATCGCATCCGCCAGATTGCCACTGATCTCGGGGTCCGTCCCTATCAGGTATTCCTGGTGCATTGGCGCTGGCCGGGAAAGCGAGGACTCGGGCGGCCGGTCGAGACGTCGCGAATCGAGATCCTGCCGACCCCGCGCGTCCAGGACATGCTCAGCACCACGTTCGCCGCGTCGGCTTTCGGCCAGACGGAAGGCGGCGGACTCTTCATCGATCGTATCAGCCAGCGGTTCAGCGAGGCTGACCTACTGGGCACCACGCCCGACATGGCCGATCCGGTGAGACCACAGACGAGCGCCGGCAACGTCGAGTTCTTCTGGGAAGTGCGGGAGCGCCGCAACACGTGCCCACCCACCAAGCCGCGGCGGTACGTGCCGAGTGGTGTCCCGATGCTGAACCGCACCGGGCTGCACTGGCGCGTGAATCTGACCAAGCAGTCGACCTCCTACGAGGTTGAGCCCGAGGTGGCGTCGTGATTCGCCACGTGCAGCTTCGAGACTTGGGCGGCTACATCTCACGAATTCCCAGAGAGCGCCACGCGGCGGCCGTGAGAGGGGTGCGGCAGACGTTGCAACAACGGGGACGAGTGATCGTCAACGAGGAGATCAACGCCACCAAGCCGCGCCCTCCAGTTGACCGACGCACCTACGCCAACTCGTGGTTCACGATGGCGATTGACGACGGTGGTCGCATCTACTCGAAAGATCCCAAGGCGTCTATCGTTGATGGTGGTCGCCGGCCGGGCTTCGGCGTCGGCAAGGCCGGCATCCAGGCCCTCATGGGCTGGGCGCAGCGGCACGGCATGGAGCGGTCCGCGGCCTACGCGATCGCGGCAGCCATCAAGCGCCGCGGCATCTGGCAACCCAAGGGCCTGCGAGTGTTCGAGCGCGCCAGCAAGCGAATCGTCGAGGCATGCCGACACGCCGCCAGGCTCGCGATCGTGGGCGCCGAATTCAAGGGGAGCCACGGCTGATGCACTCCAGCGACTTTTCAAAGTCGGCCTGCATGGACGTGAGGGATGCTTGCGCGCTGGCCCTCAGCCGGGTCATCGAAGCCATCGATCGAGACATCGGTGGTCAGCGGGTTCACTTCGCGCACGTGTTCGACGAGTGGCCGACCCAAGAGGACAAGTACGATCCTCCTGCTGCCTGCGTGATGGCACCTCCCGAGTGGACCTACTCGGACTCAGGCGGAGCGCCCAAACTGCTCGAGGACACCATCGAGAGCAAAGACACCGGGCCGAACGATCCGCCCAGCTTCGGCCTGTACAAGACGGCCGAAATGATCGACGAGTTCGACCTGCAGATCCGGGCCGGCAGCACCGCCATGCGGTCACTGCTCAAGCTGGCGATCGAGGATGCGTTCCAGACCAGGAACGTCACCATGAACCCGAGCGTCCCGCCCTACGGGCTGCTGCTCGACCTGCCCGAATACTGGGGGCTCACCGCCCGGGCGGCTCTGCAGAAGGGCAGCAACACCGACTCCGAAGACGCGGCCGTGCGGAACCAGCGCGAGGCCAGCTTCGTCATTTCCATGCAGGCGCCGAAAGTGCAACTCGGCGCCGTCTATCCATTTACCCCGACGGTCACGGAAGTTCTTCAGACGGGAGACGGCCGGACCATCTCGACGACCACCAGCACGTTCACCAACGGCATAAGGAGCTAGACCATGTTCATTTTGCGTACAACCCAGATGCCGACACTGGCCAAGCTCCTGGAGCTGGAACGCCTCGTGGCCATCGACGGCGCAGGCGTCAATCAGCCGGTCGGCCCGGGCCGAGTCAACGCCTGCGTGGTGGGCGAGTGCCTTCAAGGCCCGTTCAGCCCCACGAAGGTGACGGCGCCGAGCGACATCCTGAACTACTTCGTCGGAACCCCCAGCCGCTTCACACTTCTCAGCCAGAGCGGAGTGGATCCTTCGAGCGCCGCTCAGGACGGATCTGGCGTGACGTTCGACGGGAACCTGTGGGCCGAGCTGAAGGGCAAGACCTTCTCGGGCCTGGTGATCCAGCGCGTCGATTGCGACATGGTGGTGGCGAACAGCAGCGTCGCCAAGGCGTTCATCACCTGCACACTCACAGTCAACGCAGCCGACATTACGAGCGGCGTGACCAATAAGGACATCGTGATCCCATCGGGGACGCGCTTCTCCGATGGATCCAACGTCATCATCGCGACGTCCCAGCAGGTCACGATTCCTTCGGGGACGACCTGCGCCGGTTCTCTGACACTGGGGATCAACTTCACACAGGATCCGGCGTCCGGCGCTCTGACGTACGTGGGGTCATCGAGCCCCACCACCGGCATCACCTGCTTCTTCGTCAAGGGCACCACCAAGGCCATCGCGGGCATCAACACGATCGTCGACGGCATCGTGGCGAGCAACCCGCTGCCGGGCGTGAACGCCGGAACGGTGTTGTCCGGCACTCCCGCGACCCTCAATGCGGCAGCGGCGGCCACGGCTATCTTCGCTCCCGCGGCCGGCGGTGCGGCTCCGAGCCCCGACACCCTCTCGAACCGCATCAACCTGAACTACGCGGCGGCCATCACCAAGACGTTGCCCGGAGTGGATGCGACGAATGACATCGTGGCCATCTGGTCGGCGCGCAACTTCCAGAGCAACGGCATGACCCCAGACGGCAACAAGCAGATGCGGGCGAACCTATGGGCCAACGCGATCGCATCCAGCAAGACGGGCCGCGGTCGCGTGGCGTGCGTGACGACTGCCCCAGCGCTCGGGACGACGGGATCGCAGGCCGTGACTGCCAAGGGCGTCTATACAGGGCTCATCAGCGCAGACAGCATCACAGGCGACGACGCAGATCGCTCCTGGATCTCCGGTCCCTTCCAGCAGGTCTTCAGCCAGGAACTCAACGCCGACATCACCGTGAGCGCCTGTGGCGCCCGTGCGGCCATGAAGGTCAACCTGGCAAACGACGGCAAGTCCGAATACCAGACCAGCGTCGGGAATCCCGAGAACGCGACGATTCAAGTCATCGACGCTCAAGAGGCCTGCTTCGCGGCGAATCCCCTGGTGGAAGCTGACTACGTGGCGCTGCGGGCCGCGGGGGTCGCGTGGCTGGTCAAAGACCGCACGGCCGGCTGGTGGTTCTACAGCGGAGTGACGGCTGCCAACCCCCTGACGGCGTCGAACCGGGTCGCCGACAACCGCCGCAGCTTCGCCGATGAAATCCAGGACGTGATCTTCGGTTTGGCGGCTCCCTACTCGAAGAAGCCCGGCACTTCTCAAAGAGCCGACGCCTTCGCGACCGACATGACGACCTACCTGGACGGGCTGGTCAATCCGCCAGTGGGCGACCCGCGCGCCAAGGACTACCGAGTTCTCGACGGCGCCGCCGCCGGCAACAACGACACCTTGAACGGTCACGGCGTCTACCTGTTCTCTGCCTTCGTGCAGATGAACGGCGACATGAACGACATCGTCATCAACACCATGATCGGGCCGACAGTCATCATCGCCCAGGTCGCACCCTCGACCTAACCCAAGGAGATCCCAATGTCTGACTACCGAGTTCTTGGCCGAGACACGACACTGCGGCTCACGCAGTCCGGCCTGATGCTGGCGGAGACCACCGCGATCAAGAATCTGGACTTCGGCCCGGAGTTCACGCTGCTGTCCGAAGGCTTCCTCGGTGAGGCGGCCGAGCGTCACCGGGAGGTCTTCAAGGCGGTGGACGTGAGCTTCAGCGTCGAGCCTGAGGGCAGTGAGATCTTCCGCATGCAATACGCGATCTACCAGCGGGCGCGGTCTGGCCAGGCCAACAACCTCCAGATCAACCTCGGGTATCGCATCATGTTCCCCTCGGGGCAGATCATCCGCATCACGCTGCCTGACCTGCGATTCAGCGACCCAGGCAAGCTCGCCAATGCGGGACGCGAATCGTTCCTGACCCAATCGTTCGCGGCCAAGACTGACCGCTACATCCCCGCGTTCTAACCAACAACCAACAGACCTGGAGGCCACCATGTCAGACGTCATGAATCTCGCGGCAGGCGCCGCAGCGGCACTCGACCGCTTACCCCGCACCACGTTCACGGTTCCCGAAACAGCCCGCACCGAAACCGATCCCCACTCGGTCACGATCCGACAGCTCACGTTCGCCGAAGAGAAAGCGGCGCTGGAAGCCAAAGAACGCGGCGGCGGGTCATTCGAGGTCGAGGGAGCCAAGCGAGCGCTTTGCGCCATCGATGGCAATCCCCTCTCGTGGACCGACAACCAGATCGAGAACGTGTTCATGGGCCTTTCCAACAAGGTTCGGGACATGGTGATCCGAGGGTTCGTTCGCGTGGCCCTGCCCAGCAAGGTCGAAGCTGACGATTTTTTAGCCAGCGGAAAGACCACGGTCTAGAGGCTCAGCTCCTTGATGTCCTTTGGGATGACGTCGTCTACATAGCCCGATACGCACACCAAGATTTCGACAGGATTCTCAGCCGTCCACGCTCTGAAATCATCAAGATCAAAGAGGCCCTCGGGCGGCTGGTAGATGCGGAAAACACGAAGAAAACCAGCTAATGCCCGACAACGTCACACAGGTTGAAGGTCTTGACTTCACAGTTCAAGACCACGCGACGGCGCCAGCCGACCGGATGGCGAAATCGTTCGAGCACGTGCACCATGCTGCCGAAGGAGCGACTCGCAAACTTGGTGAGATGACCCACCGGGCGGCCATGTCGGGGCTCGCGATGGTGGGGCTTGGATTCGGACTGCGGGAGGTTGCCAACAAGGCCGGCGAGGCGAATCTGGAGCTGGAGAACTCGGCCAAGAAGATCGCGGGCGTCCAGTACACGTTCGGCGGGTGGAAGAAAGGCACGACCGAGCAGGAGAAGTGGAACGAGTCGCTCGAAACCGGCACCGAGATCGTCACAAAGCTGGGCGAGGCGGGCAGCCGGTTGAAGCTGCGACAGGGAGAGATGGCCGACGTCTACAAGTCTACCTATGCGCTGGGCGCTCGCTACAACCAGAATCAGGAACAACAGATCGACTTGACGGAGAAGTTCGGGGCGGTCCAGAAGGTGCTCGGGGTCAGTGCCGAGTTCGCCGCCACGCAGGTCTACCGCATGGCCACGACCGGGAGGGCCAGGGGGTTTGACGACTTCAGCAAGAAGATGAAGGAGTCGGTAGGCGACCTGAAGGCCTTAAGTGAGGAGAAGCGGTTCCAGAAGTTGAAGGCGGCCATGGGCGACTTGATGCCCGCTGCCGAGGGGATGGGGAAGGGCATCGCCGGATCCATGTTCGACGTCCGCAAGTCCACCGACGAGCTGACCCGCGACCTGACGGGCCCGGTCTTCAAAGAGGTGACCAAGGATTTCAGCGAGTGGGCGCACGAGTTGGGCAAGGTTCGGGAAGGCGGCCAGAGCGCGGCGGCCGAGTGGGGCGGCAAGCTCGTTACGGCGTTCGGCTACCTGAAGGACGCGACGGCCTTCATCGCCGACCACTGGAAGACGATCGCGGGCATCTTCGTGGCCACCAAATTCACCGGGGCCATGCAGGGGCTGGCGGGAAGGTTCGGGGCGAGCGCAGAGGGTGGTGGAACAGCCGGCGCTGCGGCCGGTATGGCAGCGGGCACGATGAACGTATCGGCTGCGACGGTGAACGTCCACGGTGCGGCAGCGGGTGCCCTAGGTGCCACGACGGCGGCCAACATCAACGCGCGGCTGAAACCAACACTGGCCGAAACCGCCACGAAATTCACGGGCATGCTGGCCAAGGTCGGCATGGTCAGCGAGGCGCTCGGCGGGCTCTACATCGGCCTCGATGCTCTCGCCCAATGGGCACTGCACAAACAAGACAAGGATCTTGAGGCGAAGGGGGTTTCAACGCGCACACAAAACGCTGTCAGCGCTTTCGTGAATGCTCACCGCGACCTTCTGGGATACGGAGGGCTAATGGGTAAAGACGCCGCCGTTTCTGCGATGGCCCACATGGACACCGTGAAGGATGCGTATGGGCTGAAGCAAGGACAGCATTTCTCGCAGAAAACAGTTGCCGCTGACTTGAACGCCATGGGTGCCTCTCTCGCTGAGGGAGTCATGACAAAGGCGGGATACGGCACGAAATTCCACAATGTCGCCCCCTCCGAAATGGCACTGCGCCTGACTGACGATTTGAACGCTTTTCTGGATAGACTGGAGCAGGCGTACCCAGGCTTGGCCAAGGGCAAAGACAGTCGTGCGTTAGCTGGAAAGGACATCACCAACATCAGCATTCAGCACCTGGAGATCACGCAGGACTTCAAGCAGGCAGATCCTGACCGCGTCTTCCACAACGTGCCCAGGGACATCGTCGACATGGTCAACAGCCCGCGGGCAAGCGGCATCCCGGCGGTGGGGTAATGGCAACCCTTCCTCTTTTGGCCGATCTCAATGCCGTCGACGTTACCGTCGACCGCGACTCCATGTCACAGGGGCGCGTCGAGATCGTCCCGCTGGAGGGAGAACTCGGCCCCATTGCATTGATAGGCGACGCCCTGCCCTTCAAGGGGATGGAGTTCCCGACCGAGCAGCGTCTTTCGACGAAATACTATCCCGGCAATCCAGTGGCGACCCAGCAGGTCGGCGGCCCCATCAAGCCGCCCGCTACCTGGATGGGGCACTGGATGGACGTCACGCTCGGGGAAGGCGGGGCCCGGCAACTCGTCCTGCAGTTCGAGTACCTGTGCGAGCGAGGCATCCCGGTCGAGGTTCGCTGGGGCGGGCGGCAACTTACCAACGGTGAAGACCCGGCGGTGGTTCGCCGCGGGCTCATCAAGAAGTTCACGCCCAAGTACCAGCGGGCACAGGACGTCGAGTGGACGTGCGAGTGGGAATGGCGGGGCGAGGTCATTCAGACCAAGCCGCCGACGTTCGCGGCCGATGGTTTCGCTTCGAGCTGGGACTTCTCGGCACTGAGCGATGAGCTGGAGGACGCCGAGAACGAGACGACATCTTGGATTGATGCCGCCTGGCAGCTCATCGGCAAGGGCGCGGACGTTCTGCTGACCATCAATGACTCCCTCGACGACGTCCAGAACTCCATCGTGGACGCCATCAACGTGGTGGACGGGGCGAGCAGTATGCTGTCTCAGGTGGCGGAGTTACCCAGCTCCATCAATCAGCGAATCCAGGGAGTTTGCTCGCGCGTCGTGCTCGCGTGCGCGAACGGGCGTGCGGCCTACGACGATTTCTGTGGTCTGTGGCCAGGCAAGGAAGGCGCGGGTCTCGGCCAGGATTTTCGCGAGACGGGGATGATCTTCCGCCAGCAGGCCGGCGAGGCCAAGCTCGCCATGTACCCACACGACGATCCACTCGAACGCCTCGACGGTCAGACGTCCCAAGATTCCCTGATTCAGGTCTGGGACCTGCTGGCCGAACAGGCGGCCGTGGCCTCGGCGAAGCTTGCTGCCCAGCAGGTCCCGGACGTTATCGCGATCGTTCGCCCACCGGCCGGGAGTGATCTGCGGGATCAGGCGGTCAAGTTCTACGGGGATCCTGACTTGTGGCTGCTGATTGCTGACTACAATGATTTGGACACGTCGGAAGTTCCCGCGACCCCCACCGGGCCGAGCGACACCGGGGCGCCTCCGATCTACATTCCCCGCCACACTTCCACTTCCGCGGATCTGACGAATACGTGGGGGGACGCCCCGTGAGCGAACCGCGCCTCTACCGACCGGCGTGTCTTCTACGCCTCCACGTGCGGCTGGAGGACTTCGGTCAGACCGACGATTCCAGCGCCCAGGATGGAGCCGCTCCGTACTCCTCTGGCATGAAGCTGCAGCTCAACCAGGCGAAGCTCACCGACTTGTTCTTATCGCAGGAGGGCGCAGTCGGAAAGTATTCCAAGCTGTCGACGCTCAACCTGCTGAAGACCTCGGCGAGCCTGCGGCAGAGCGCCGCCAAGAGAAGCGGTAAGTCCTCAGCCGGAGACAACGGACCATCCGATGAGTTCTCGGTCGACTTCGCGACATCCCCCATGGAGTTGACCATCGAGGACAAGGGATTTCGTGAGGCCGATACACTGGAGGCCAGCTTCCCCTTCGTCGACATGCCGCTGAACCCGCTGATCGTGCGAGAGATTCGCGTCGAGGCGTGGGTCGGGACCGTGAAGTCTGGAGACTTCGCCACCCCCGAGAACTGGTGCCTCGCGCCGGTGCCGTCGAAGACCAGCGTGCTGCGGTTCAACGGCTACGTGGATCTGGCGGAGATGGAAGCCGACGAGGCCAGCAACACGGTGCACATCAAGGCCCGCAGCTACATCGGGACGCTGATCGACGGGAAGATCAACCAGCACGCCAAGGCGTACCGCATCCAAGGGTCCTCGGAGCTTTTGACCGTCTACATCAACCGGATCTTGTCCCTGTATCCCCCGACTTCAGGCGACACGGGAGGCGACCCGTTCCGTGCCTACTGGTACGCGAGCCCCAAGGAGAAAGAGCCGACACTCGACCGCAAGACCCTCCTGCGCTCCCTCCAGACCGCCAAGAGCCGCAACGCCGGCGCGGGGCAGTCTCCCACCCAGGATGCGAACGCCCAGCAGGACCCCACGGGCGAAGCCGCAGACCCATCGGGGCAGGGAGACGCGGCCGGGGCTGGTTCCCCCATGATGCCGCCCAAGGCCGTGACCGAGGATGGGATGTCGATCTGGGACCTCATCACGCAGGCGTGCGAGCTGTGTGGCGTCATGCCGATGTACAAGCCGAGCCTGCCGCCATTCCCCAATCCCTCAGCGGGCACCGACGGACTGGCGATGATCGACCCGGTGAACTGCCTGCTGGTGACGCCACCCGAGGCGTTCTACGACGACATCACCAGCGCCGTTCAGATCAAGGGCGGGGCCCGGGATGGGTTCTCGCGGGACTTCGGCTACAACAGCGGCGGCGGCACCTTCACCTCAGACGTCCGCTTCATGGTGTGGGGGCACAACCTCGCCAAGATGAAGCTGGCGCGCCACATGGGGAAGGTCCGGCCCACCGCCGTTGAAGTTCGGGCCTACAATCCCGACGCCTCTGATACCTTGCGGGTGATGTCTTCCCGATTCCCCAAGCACAACCCGAAGAAGCCCAAGGGGAAGGGACGATCGGCCCACAAGATGACCGAGAAGGGCGGCGGGAAGATCGACGTGATCCGCACGTTCGTTCTGAAGGGAATCCGCGACCAGGAGGCATTGGACCGGGCGGCCGTGTCGCTGTACCACCAGCTGACCCAGGCCGAGCTGACGATGGGGCTGGAGACCGACGAGCTCGCCAGTTACATCGATCCGGTAGCGAGCGCCGCCGTTGGGGCACTCGTCGAGAACCACAACGAGAGCCCGGACATCCTGCGCCTCTGCGCCGGCAGCCCCGTTCACGTGACGGTGGCGAAGAAGTCGACCGACAGTTCCGATCTGACGATTTGCAGCCTGTCGGAGTTCTACGACCTCAAGGGCGATCAGATCGTGGACCTGCTGACGAAGCAGAACGACCGCTGGGGCACGTTCCGCACCGACGGATCGCTGGACACCAACAAGCTACTGGGCACGGCCCAGAAGATTCAGGCGGCCTATCGGGCGGCCAAACTGCCGACCGTCTACTACTGCAAGGGGATCCGCCTGCAGTTCAAGGCTGATGACGAGTTCTTTCATTGCTCGATGGAGCTGGCGAACTACATGCCGAGCAACGATCCCGCGAACATGGACCAGGACAGCCAGGCCATGAACGACGCGCGGAAGAAGAAGCCGACCAGCAAGGCGGCGAAAGCCCAGCAGGCGGTGGACAAGGAAACGCAGGCCGTGATCGACGACGCCACCCGCCGCAGGGACTACATCCGGGCTCACCAACCCGGAGGGTCGCCATGAGCCGGCACAACTTCGGTACTGCGATCCGACGCGACATCAACGCCCAGATGCTCGGCAAGGCATTGGCGGCCCCCGGCATGGACCAGCGCTACTGGTGCAGCCTCGGGACCGTGTGCACCATCGACCCCGAGAGCGGCAAGATGGATCCCACCGACAAGCTCGCGATCTACAACGACTCGGCCGGCGTGGATGTGGACGTGGAGCTCGAACCCCTGGGACAGCCCTGCACTTGCAAGTACGCCGGCATTCAGTGCGGAGACGTCACCATCATGGCGCCGATTCGCCCCGGCGACATCGTGCTAGTGGAGTGCCCGGACGGGGACTTGTTCACCCCGGTCATCACCCACATCATGCAGAGCCGATCCAAGCGGCAGCCGACCGAGAACGGAAAGCCGATCTTCGACAACAACCGCCTTCTGGTCTACGCCAAGAACGTGCCGATCGATATCCGCACGGCCGGGGGTGCTCAGATCCTGATCGAGCAGGACGGAACCGTCACGGTCGAAGGGAAGGCCATCAAGCTGGGCGACGCGGGGGCGAGCCAGCACGTCATGCACGGCGAGAATTTCACAAGCGATCTGAGTGACACCCTGGGCGACATTCAAGCGGACCTCAACTTGGCATTCAAAATGCTGGGTCTCACTCCGCCGGGCCCGGTGTCCAATGTTTCGATCACGAAGATGCTGGTCAATATCGCATCCGGCACCTACCTCTCGCCAAAGGTGACCACCTCGTGAGCGCCGCGGGAGACGCCATCGGCGCGGCCATGGTCGCCAATAAGACGACGGCGGTAGCTGTATTCTCCGCCAGTCGCAAGTCTGGCCACTATACGCCCGCCGAGATGACTTGCTTGGCGCTTCTGACGGCGCAGGCCGAGGGCAACGCCATCGCGGACGCGATAGTGGCCGGTCGTCGAATCTTCGCCGGGACAAACCCGAATCCCGATCCCGCACAGTTTCAGAACGGAGACATCTACTTTCTCACGGAGGCATGACCATGCTCGTACTCGCAGACGCAGGGGCCGCATCACTCATCAAGGCGTACTTCAACAACACTTGGCCAGCGGGTGGGAAGAGCCTCACGCTCAAGCTGTTCGCCACGAACGTCACGCCGACCGACGCTTCGACGGCGGGATCATTCACCGAAGCGGCGGGCGGTGGGTACGCTGCCAAGACGCTGACCAATGGCTCTTGGACCGAGAGCAACGTCGGTGGCATCGAGCAGGTCGCCTATGCGGCCCAGACGTTCACCTTCACCGGGGCGCTTACGACGAACCCAACCATCTACGGCTACTACGTCGTGGACGCGGACGGGGTGCTGGTGTACGCGGAGGCTCAGGCCAGCTTCACGCCGGCCAACAACGGCGACAACATCACGATCACCCCGACATTCCAAGCATCGAAGGGCACCCCAGCGTAGGTCATCATGGCGCTCGACACCATGGACAAGCTCGTGGCTATGTTGGCCTCGGGTTCCAATGATCCAATCTACAAGGCCAGCATCGCCAATACGGCGGCGGGGCAGTTCGCGAGTCTGTGGAGAGCCACCGGGATGCCCACCCAGGGGGCTATCCCCGGTGCGTTTGCAGTCTGTGACAACAGCCTAGCCGGTGGTCTCGCACTGCCAAGCCTGGGAGCCCTCAAGGGCTACATCGCGCGCTTGGCGCTCATGGGTGCCACCGCCAACACGTGGCTGCTCTACGATCGACTCGGCCACATGGGCGGGCTCAGCGGTACCGTCGCGACCGCGCAGACCGTGAACGTCGACGTGGTGACGGCCTCGGGGAACGGGCGATGTCAGGCCAACGGATCGGACGTTGTTTGGTTCATCGAGATCTACGCCGACATGGGTTCGACGGCCGTGAACGCGACCGTCAACTACAACAACCAGAGCGACGCTGCCCAGAATGCGGCGGCGATTGCCCTGGGCGCGACCCCGCGGGCTTCGCGCCTGTACCAGATCATTCCGAACGCAGGCGATTCGATCAAGAAGGTCAACACTGTCACGCTGTCCGGGACGACCGGAACCGCGGGCAGCTTCGGCGTCACGGCGTGCTCTCGTCAGTGCAGCATCGGCCAGCTTGTCGCCAACGTGGCGCCCCCGGGTGACTTCGCCGCCATCGGTGCGCCCGAGTTCAAGCAGTCGTCTTGCCTGCAAATCGTCGCGCTCTGCACGACCACCGCCACCGGCATCCTGATCGGGGAGATACTCCTCGGGACGGCGTAACTGATGAAGCGAGCGCAGCATCTTTTGCAGTGGCAGCGAGTATCGAAGGAGATACTGCGCCTTAGATGCCCTGCGCGGAATGCGCTCGATGATCTGTTGCTGGAATCGACTCAGACCGCAGTATGGCCGGCAGTTGGAGGCACGGTCGCAGCCGGGGCTGCTGCAACCGCGTGCAGTCGGATAGACGTGGTGGTCGGTGGTGTCGTCGTGGGCGGGTCCGCCGGATACGCTTCGGCCCAGCATCAATCCCGCGTCTATGCGGTTTCAGGCGGCGTGGTGGCGGCCGGAGCTTCTCTCTGCACGGTTCGACGAGTGTATCCCGTGGCAGCGGGAGTCGTGGCGGCTGGGGTGGCGGGAGTTACCGATCGGCGCGCGTACTCGGTCAGCGCGGGCGCAGTCGCGGCTGGAACGGCGGCCAGAACCTCCAGGCGGGCCGACTTGGTTGGAGCCGGCGCGGTATGCGCTGGCACCGCTGGCCTGCTCATTCGTCGCGCCATGGTGGCGACAAGCGGCGCAGTGTTCGGCGGGGTGTCCTACGAGAGACGCGCGCTGCTTCAACCGGTGGCCGGTGGTGCCGTGGCTGGTGGCGGCGTGGCCCGTTTGGCGCGGAGGGCTTGGACGGCAAGTGCCGGGGCTGTCTCCGCCGGGACGTCTCCGAGTGTAAGGCGCCGAGCCATGACCGTATCTGGCGGCATCGTGGCAGGCGGCGCCGCCGGATGGACTGAGACTCGCAAGTTGGTGGCCGCGTGGGGAATGCTTGGCGGTGGGACGGCTGCGGTCACTCGTCGAAGATCCTACGCTCCCCAGGCGGGTGTCACGGTCGGCGGAGCGGCCTCGATCGACAGCTCCAGAACTTGGGCATCATCGGGCGGGGCCATCGCCGGAGGAACGTCTCCCCGTACGAACCGGCACACCGTTCTCTATCTGGCGACCGGGGGAGCCACTGTGGGCGGCATGGCGATCGCGCATAGCTGCCGCGCGTGGCGCCCGACCGGAGGGGCGATGTGTGGCGGCACGGCCCCGAATCTGTCCCATCAATCGCCCCACTGGACGGGGCTCGGCGGAGTCGTGGCGGCGGGGAGCGGGTGTGCCATGCGACGAAGGGCATGGATCCCGAGTGGCGGGGTTGGTGGCGGCACCGGAGGTCCCATTGGGTTGATCCTCGTAAACGGCGCCTGGAAGAAACTACTGCACGTGAGAACGATGTGACCAACCCAATGCCCAACCGCGCAGGTCTCGAAGTCGGCGGCCACCCGATGGGGCTCAGCGGCAGCTTCGCCGTCAGCCGCGCCATTGCGGTGGGTGGGCAGCTCGTGCGAGTCGTGTTCACCCAGGAGCCCAAGCACAGGAGCGCGTCGGCCATCGACGACGGCCGCAACCCCGCCAACTACGGCGTCGAGATCACGGCCGGCACTGGAGCGAACCTCATGGTGGTAGGGGTCAAGCCCGACGTCGTGGCGTGGCCGGCGTTCGGCCTGACGTCCGATACGGAGTTTGCCCTGGATATCCAGACCGACCGTTCGATGGTGGTCGGGCTCCAGTACCTTGTGACCGTCAAGTCTCCCGTGGTGGCGGCCGACGGAACCGCGATCGGATCGCCGTACTCCGCGGCCTTCATCGGCGCCGCTCGACCCTCGCGAACTCGCCAGATCCGCCGCAAGATCGGGTTGGTCGACTTCGCCAGTGACCCATTCTCCGGCGGCATCATGGTGGACAGCGCGGGCGACTGGGCGAGCCAGGAAGGTTTGCCGGGAACCCGCAAGCGCATCTGGCGGATCGCTTTGACGGGGCTGGGGAAGTTCTCGTTCCTGAAGAACTTCGGGCTCAAGTACGACATCAAGAAGCCCGCGACGGTCAGCATTCTATCGGGCCTGCGGACGGACCTGCGGCAGCAGATTGCAGCCCAACCGGACGTGGCGTCGTCGGAAACTTCGGTGGTGATGGACCAGCGGGGGATCCTGGAGCTGACCATCAAAGCCAAGACTTCGACGGGTCAGCAAATGAGCGATACCATCAGCGCGACCCCTGACGGAGGAATTTCGACCCCATGAGTCTCTTTGCATCAAGGGCCGACTTGTTCTCAATTGGGCGACGGGCCATCGCTTCCACGCCGGGCATCCGCATCAACCCGGCGGTGGTGGACATTCCAGGAAGCGATCTGAATCTGGCGGTGGGGACCGACGCGGTCATCGGCGAAGAGGTGTCGACCCGCGGCGCCGCTGCCATGCGGGGAGCGTTCGCCGAGACGGCCCGCCAGTCGCAGCTCGACCGCGTCATCTATGACCGCTCGGGCCTCACGCGATTCGGAGCCACTCCGGCCCACGTGGACTTGGTGCTGTCCCGCCCTTCGCCGAGCGTAGCCACGCCGGGCGTCGTGGATTCAGGCTCGGTCGTGCAGGCGGCCGACGGCACACAGTTCGCTCTCGACACGGACGCGGTTTTTCATGACGCCACCACGACGGTGACGGTGGCAGCCACGTCGGTCCTGTCTGGTGCTGACCAGAACGTCCCGGCCTACGACCCGACAACCGGGATGGGGATTGTGGCGTTCTCGAGCACGCCCTTCGATACGACCCTGACGGTCCACAATCCAGACTCAGCGGCCGGCGGGACCGACGCCGAGAGCGACATCGAGTATCTGGGACGCTATCGGGGCTTCTTCCCGACGCTCAGCAGGGGCGTCCTGGGGGCCATCGAGTACGGCGCCAAGCAGGTTCCGGGGGTTGTAGTCGCCACCGCTACGGAGATCTTGAACCCTCAGGGAGGCTTTCCAGCGGGCATCGTGCAACTGGTGATCGGCGATCGCTCGGGCAACGCCACCTCCGCCATGATTCAAGCGGTGTCGGACAAGCTCTTGAGCTACCGGGCCGGCGGCATGCCGGTCGTGGTGAGCGGCGGAACAGTGTTCTTCCAGTCGGTCACGTGGGCGCTCGCCTTCCAGACCGGCTTTGACGAGGACTTGGCGACGGCTCGGGTTCGCGCCGTCACGGTCGCGGTCTCACAGTTCTTGGCCCCGGGCCCGGACAACGGGGTGCTGTACAGGTCCTCGCTCCTGGCCGCGGCCAAGGCGGTGCCCGGAGTCATCCTCAGCGATGCGAGTTTGGTCTATCCGCTGGGCGACGTGGTTCCGACTGATCCGACGCAAATGATTCGCGTTCTTCCGACGAGCGTGACCTTCCAATGAGCGATAGCGGCCCCATCACTCAAGCCGAAGTCCTGGCGCTGCTGCGCCGGACCACAGACGACGGCTGGCTGAACGGCATGCTCCGCCAGCCCGACGGGCAGGCCATCATCGCCAGCAAGTGCTCGGTCTTCGAGGCCACCAGCAATGCCCTGATGGAGCAGGTCGACGCTTGCATGATCTCGACCGCGCCTTCTGGCTGCCCGGGCCGGTGCAATCTGACGTTGACCCGTGTGGACTCGATCGCGACCGCCACAATCCCCAAGGGCTACAAGTTTTTGACCAGCACGGGCGTCGAGCTGGCAGTGAGCCTGGATGTGCCGGTCGCGGCCCACCAGACCAGCATCACGCTTCCTCTCCAATCACTTCGATGGATCGACTTGGTCAACACAGTGGATCCGGCGTTCGACGACGTCCTGTCAATAGGCGACACACTCGACGTCATCCTGTCTCCCGATGACGGGGTCGTGCAGGACACCCTCGGTGTCTACCTGCTCGGCATCGGAGAAGGCACGCTCACCTACGCGGCTTCTACCACCATCGTGGGGGCCAAGATGGACTGGCTGTCCGCTCACGGCGACGAGCGCGGCTGTCATCGCCAGCCCAACGAGGACGGCGAAGCATACCGGCTGCGGGTTCGGGCCATCCCCGACGCCGTCACACCGATCGCGATTCAAGAGGCGGTCCATGGCGCGCAGTCGCAGGGCAACCTTCCGCCGGTCTACATGGTGGAACCCATGCGCGACCAGGCGACCGACGACGCGCGAACGGCCATCAATCTGGTGTTCGCCGACTCGGTCTTTTGCGACGATGGGTTCTGCGACGACCCACTGGGCGTGAGCGTGCCGGGCAAGGGGCCGTTCCGCACGTGCGAGACGCCTTCGATTCGGGAGGGACGGGCTTACTTCCGCCTGGCCATTGACGGCCCGCTGGAAGAGCCGGACGGCTCGGTCCTGTACTGTGATGACGGATTCTGCGACGATCCGGTGTGGGGATACCCGGACATCGGACTGCACCCCGTGCTGCGCGCGTCCCTGCGGGCAATTCAAGAAGAGGCGCGGGTTAAGAAGGCGGGCGGCATCCAGTTCGACACCTACGTCGAGTGCGTGGATGTCCTGTCGGCCACCGACTCAGTCACTCCGTCGCCAACCGGGGTAGTCGCGTTCACGTTCACGCCCACCAGTGGATCTTGGCTACTGCGCGATGGGCTCGTGACATGCGACGTCCCAGGCGGGGCACTGATTCTCGATCCGACGACCGACGCCTACAAGGTTCAGATCACGTTGTCGGACTCGACCGTTCTCGACTCGGGCTGGAAGACGAACACCGACGGGATGCCACTCAGGACGTTTGAACTCGAAAAGATCGGCTACTTCAGCCAGCGGGTCACTCAGATCCAAGGTCTCGTGAAGAGCAGTGTCGCCAGTTCCATGCGGCTCGTCGGCACCTTCTGGGTCAGCCCAATGCAGTGAAAGGTACACCATGCCAGGTATGCGCAGCAGAATGAATCAGTCGAATCGCGAGCAGGTCATCTCGTCCGACCTGAACCGCATCGGGAAACTCGCCAACAGGGAAGCACAGGACGCCGACGCATCTCGTGCTGTACGCCCGGACTTCTACAATCCCGCCAGCAATGCGTTCGACGATTTCTCAGCCAGCGCTCGCGCGGCCAACGCAGTTCCGATTTCCGGCGTGACGAAGCCCCCATCATTGGATGGGATCACCAGCTCGTTCAGCATGAACCTGGGGGCGGGTGAGGGCGAGTTGTACGTGGCTGGAACGCCCGCGGACGACGAGTCGACCTATCAGCTTTTGCGTTGGGCGGCCCAGACAGTCAGTATCGGGAACCCGGACCCATCGAACCCGAAGGTCTGCACCATCTACGCGACGCCGGCCGACTCGTTGACCGATCTGCAAAGTCGCAATATTCTGACTGACCCCGCGACGCGAATCTTGGTTCCGGCCAACGTCTACAAGACGTCCAACCCGCTGGCGACCATCAGCGTGGCAGTGGGGACGGCCGCCGCGTTTCCCACACCTCCAGCGGTTCCCGCAGGCTCTCTGGGGCTGATCGACGTGTACCTCCCAGCTGCGTCGGCGGACTCAACGGCCTTCATCCCCACCCGCCGCTCACAGCGACTCATCGAATTCCCCGGCAGTTCTCAGCACGGCATTCTCAAGGGCTGCGTGCCAGTGTGGGGCTACGCGACCGAGGCGGTCGGCGACTCAGCGCAGATGGATGCCAGCACGGCGGTGAACCGCCTCGTGATCGACGGCGAACTTCTCACGTTCAACCGAGTGGGCTACGGCCTCTCCGCCGCGGCCGACACTGCGCACACCCCTGGTAGTGCTCCAGCGGGCAACGACATGCCGACGTACCTCTACTTGTGCGGCGGTCGCAACTTCCCAGTGAGCCTGGCATTGCCCGTTGTCATGATCGAAAGTACGGTCGTGCCCGATGCCCTCGGATACCCGACTGCTACATTGGCGTGGAACGGGCGAACCATCCCCCGTGCCGCTGCGCTCTACGTCGGCGTGGCGTTCAAGGTCGCGAACAGCAACCGGGGCAAGTCACTGTTCTACGATGGCGACTGGGTGTACCCACAGGCCCACACGCCAGTGTCGGGATACCCGACTTCCGGAGGATGTTCGATTCAAGGTTTCTACGAGGCGAACGTCACCGGGTTCGGTGGTGGGGGAGGTCCTAGCCTGACCGCCTTCAATCTTGCGGGGATCCCAGCCCCCAGCACGGTCGTCGAGATTCAGGCCGACATCCTCATCACTTCGGGGCCGATAGGCGTATTCATGATCAATTCCTGCGTGGGCGGGCCACAGGTGTTGAATGTCCCGGCCGCTCAGCTCGGCACGCAGGTACAGAGCGCCAGGGCGAAGATCGCGAGACCGGCCTCTGACAACGTCGAGTTCACCGCCACGTCCGGCATCACTTCGTCGAGTACCATGATCCTCAACATCCGGCCCACCGGCTTCAACATGAACATCCCCCGCCTCGGTCGCTAGCCATGGGGTTCCAGTCCGCCACTCTCCAGTTCAGCCGAAACGGCGATGCGGCCGTCGCGGAGTGGCGTCAGGACCTGGCGATCGACGATGTCATCTCGGTGTCGCTCACCGACAACGTCGGGGCCAACTCCTACATCTGGCGACTCGTCGGAAGGCCCGAGGGTTCGGCGGCGGGCGGGCCCGGGCCGGAACCACGCTACCTCGGGACTGCTCAGGTGGCGTCGTTCACGGTCGACGTGGTGGGGACGTATATCGTCCAGTGCATCGTCAACGGTGGGGCGCCTGATGCTCTCGCGATCGGTGGAGGCGTGGCCATTCTGGAGAGCTTTCTCGCTCCAGGCAACCGTCCATTGAGGCTGTTGGGGCCGGGGGAGTCCGACGAGGACGTCTACGATCCGATGGTGGCCCAGGGCTGGATCAAGATGTTGAACCGCTGGCTCACCAAGATTCGATCCGGCGGCGGGACCACCGACACCTTCAAGGTGATGTCGGACGAGTACGACGACAGCCCCGACTACCTGTTCGGCAAGGTCGAGTCGACCGACGGCAGCGTCATCATCACGGACGACGTCTCAGGCAAGCGGGTGAATTTTGCGGTTCCAAGCAGGCCCATACCCGCCTTAACCAATCGGTACTATTTCACCCACGACCATTCAAACCTGACCGATGGGATAGCGGTCCACTCGCAGTTTTCTTTGACGAATCCGACCACCGAAGCAGGTGCCTACGACTTCGCGCCGTCGAGTGTGACGGGAACCAATTGGGGAGTAGCCAATACCGACTCCCCTGCGGGGACGCCGGGAATCCTCAACTGGTCCGGTGGCATCGTCAATGTCGTCATTCGAGCGCGCGTCCGCAATGCCCAGAGTGGCAACACCTACTATCTGAATTTCGGCACCGGAGAGGGGCAACTTGTTCTTGCACGGTATTGCGTCGGCGACGACCACGGACCGTTTGGCTATCAGACAGAGCCACTGCCGGGAGAGTTCGACTTCCCCATAACGTCGACCTACGTCACCTATTACGTAGCCATTGCGGTGCAGTCGCTGCCGGAGTATTGGCGCATCACCGGCATGAACGCGCTGGACCGTCTGCGATGGGCGATGACTCCACTCAAGGTAGGTCCCCACGCAATCGCGAGCGAGGTTTTCGAGATCCGATGTGGGGGTGACGACGCCAGCTACATCGACACCTTGTTTGCCCCGTCCGGAAATCCCACTGGAGCATCTGACCACAAGGTCTCGGTCGATGCAGGAGACATCGCGGACTATCTCTTCGCCAAGCTCTCCGCAGGTGCCAACGTCACGATCACGAAGGCCGGCAGCGAGCCGCACGAGACGGTTCAGATCGCGGCGACGGGCGGTGGCGGCGGAGGCAGCAACAGCGTCGAGTCGACCGATGGGAGCATCACGGTCACGAGCGCAGGCGGCGGTGTTCAGAACATCGAGCTGCCGGTATCAACCGCCATTCCGACAATCGACGGCGGTGCGGGTTCCGCGGGAGCATCTGGCCCGAAGTCGAATGAGGGTCACCAGCACCCGGCACAGCCCGTGGTGTCGCTGACCAAACGCTACTATCTGACCGGGCAGGGGAGCGATCTTCCGCGGGCTGACCCCGGCGACCCACAGACGGGCTACCTACTCTCGACGACCAACCCCTACGACGAAGCGCACGCGCTCGACGTCGGGCATCCCGGAACATCGCCGGTTTACATCTGGTTCGACTCGCCCCCCGGAGAGCCTGGCCTAACATCCTGGCCAAGCGGAACGGTGCTGGCAAATCTTCGCGTGCGGGTTCGCAATACCCACGGCGGGCTGACGTACACGCTGTACTCTGGTTCTGGCATCGTCTATGAGGCGATGTTGTACGACGTGACGGGCGGCTACATCTACCAGATGGCGCCCTATCCAACTGCACCTGTTCTCTCGTCGAGCTACCAAACGTTCCAACTTCCCCTGTACGTGACCGGGCTTTCTGGTTCTAGCGCGCGGCGGCTACGAGCTGATTTGATTTTGGTGGTCACGGGCGGCTCTCTCACCGACGAAGTCTTCGAGGTGCGCTGTGGTGGGGACAACGCTTCCTGGTTCGACACGCTCTTCACGCCGTCGAGTGGCGGCCCGACGGTCCACAATGACCTCACGGGACGTGGGACGTTCCTCACTCCAGCCAATGCGCCGCTTCTCGCGCACCCCATGAGCGACATCGAGCCGGGCTGGGTCCAAACCCCCACGACGGCCGTGGCGGTCGTCGGCGGGCTCCTCGCGCTCGCATCCGCCTCTCCTCCGGTCAAGAGCAACACGGTCGACGTCAGCGGCGCCGGCCCCCTCGTCGGCATCGAGCTGACTGGGAAAAATATAGGCGACTCTCTTGAGCTCTACTTCTCGAACACGATGACGATCACCAACCAGGGCTCACCCGGAAACGGTAGTTACGGGGCCGTGGCATTCGGCACGCTCGGCCAGAGCTACCCGTCGCCCGACGTGACAATCAACCAATACGGTGTCCTACGACTGCGACAATGTGGCGGCATCTGGCGCCCCGCTGGCCCGTGGTTCAGCCCGGAGACAACTTGATGAAGAAACGCAACACACTCCCTGCGCTCATCACTATCTTGGGGGCATCTCTGGCCTTCGCAGCCGCCGGCCCTGCCCTATTCGAGGACAACAATACCGGCAAGAGCTACCCAAACAAGACGACCGCCGGCTACCTGGCGACCGCCGATGGCGGAGTGGTGGCGACACTGGGTTCTCCCAAGCCGACGGGGGCCGGACAGATTCTCAGCACCACTGCTGCCGGAACTGCTGCGTTCGCCGCCGCTCCGACCGGGGCCGGGCAGATGTGCATGTCGACGTCCGCCAACGCGTGGGGATGGGGCACGGCCCCAACTGCAGCCGGTCAGATTTTCGCTTCCACGGCCGCCAACGCCGCCGGGTACGCGACGGCGCCCAGTGCTGCCAATCAATTCGTTTCCTCCACGGCCGCCAACGTCTGGGGGTGGCACGCTCTCAGCAGTGGTCAGGTGACGGGGGCTCTCGGGTTCACCCCAACCGTGTTGCCGAATTGTGCCCAGGGCCAAGTGCCTCAGACTCACGGCACATCGACCACGACCGCTACGGCGACCTACACGGACTACGTCTGCGGAAACCCGCAGAGCGGGCCTACGGGCCCCGCGGGACCGACAGGCCCCACCGGGGCGACTGGTTCGACGGGAGCAACGGGAGCCACAGGCGCCACCGGTAGCAATGGAACCAACGGGACCAACGGGGCTACTGGCGCAACGGGCCCCGCGGGACCGACAGGCCCCACCGGGGCGACTGGTTCGACGGGAGCAACGGGAGCCACGGGCCCGGCGGGTAGTGGTGTCCTCGGAACCTCGGCCCGCATCGGTACCACGACCAACACCGCCACAGCGTCGAGCACGTCAACGGTCGGAACGCCCAATGATGCCGTTGTGATTCTGCCCAAGGCCAGCACGTCTGGGCAAGGCATCGTGAAGCTCGATCCGAACAACCCACAGCCCGACGGCGTGGCGGCACCAGGCAATGGTGGCATGTGCTCGGACTCTCTGCATGTTCATCCTGTGGGCGCGATTCAGAATGGTACGCAGTGGATCGACACCGAGGGCGGGGGGATCGAGAATTCCACCATTCTGTCTTCGGCGCCTCCATCGGACCCTAACGATGTCATCTCGGTGACTATCAATTCTGGCAGCTCCAAGACCGCCGGCACGTTCTACACGGGTGCCACGATGATGCAAAGTTTGCCACTGAACGTGGCCTATTGGCCGGCGGGCACCCTGGGGACGAGGTTCTTCGCCCGGGTGAGTGGCGCGACGGCGACCATCCACGTCGACTATGGCAGGGGGCCGAATGGGTGCGGCAGCCCCACACTGCTCGTATCGGACGCCACCGTGGCGACAGTGAGCAGCGCTACTCTCACCGAGATAGATGCGAACATCTCGGTCGCCGCTCTCTCGGGAACGTTAACCGATCTGATTTGCATGCGCGTCTGGGCTGTCACCACCAGCGCATCGAACGTGACGGTGGGGCTGGCGGACAATTCGTACTATTCATCGCGGATCACTACACCCGTGGCGTGGCAGCCCGACCTGTCAATCTACGAGCTGGTGGCGCACAGGGGTTCAGGAAACGGGTACGCGCCTTTGAACTCAGGCGCGCAAGTCCCGACTGCCAACATTGGATCAGGCACTCCCTACCGTGGTCGAATTCTCGCCGTGGGAGCGCAGATTGGCACCGACACGTACACGGACGGAGAAGCTGGGTGGATCAACCCAACGCCAGTTCCCGGCGTGGATTACGTCGCGCCCATGCCTATCATTCCCAATACCGCCACAGCGACGGGAACCGACACCTACCCGTCGCCCGCGCTGCACTCCCACCGCTTCGGCGTCAACGCTGCTCAGGTGGGCGACCTGCCGACCATGCAGAGCGCGGGGGCCACGTCGGTCTCAACGGGTACCAACGCCAACCCGGCATCCGTCGTCGTCATGGGGCATCCGCCGATCGGGAGCATCAACGGATTGCAGGCGGCCCTCGACGGCAAGCAAAGCACCGTTTCGGGCAGTCAGGGCATGGAGCTATTCCTCAGCACAGGCACCGATAGCAGCGTCGGGACAGGGGCGGCGACGACAGTTGTTTCTGGGTACGGCTACGGTCGCCTATTGGCCGAGGTGGTGCTCACAACCACCGCCACCGCGACGTCGACGTCAATCGTCTACACGCCCGCCAATGGCACGACCCGCGAGGAAATTGAATATCTGGGCGGCGGCGGCGGCGCGGGATACTGCCCATCGCCCGGCAGCTACTACATGGTCACCGGCGGAGGCGCTGCTGGTGAGGATGCGTTCCTACACTACAATCTCGGGAGCGCGATTGCCGCCTGGAACTACTACTGCGGAAAGGCTGGCCCGGCCGGAACGAGTACATCAGTTTCGACGACGGGCGGAGACACCGTCATCAAGATCGGAGCAACGACCTACACGGCTAAGGGTGGCGGTGGTTCGTCTTACGCAACTACGACAACCCTGTTGGAGGCCGGTGGAGCGGGGGTCGCGCATTCTACGGGCGGCGTTCCGACGTGGTCGTTCGCTGGGGCGAGCGGTTTGCCCGGAATAGCATGGTCATCCACTGAGGCGTTGAGTGGGGCTGGGGCAAGCTCTCGGTACGGAGCAGGCGGCGCCGCTGCGATAGCGCTGGCGACGGGAGTGTATCTCAACGGAAACCCAGCGACGGGGTACGCTTCCGGTGGGGGTGGATGCGTTACCACCAATAATGGAGGGTTCACCGCTGCGGGCGGCTCGGGAACCCAAGGCGTGCTCATCGTGCGCGATTTCATGTGACCGTGATACACTGACCGAAAGGAAAACAGTTCGATGTCAAACACCAACCCCAACGTAGTGGTCCAGGTCAAGCGGGCCTTCGTCTCGAATCCCCCTGCGGCACCCTCTGCCGGATCCACGGTCGTGCTGTTCGCGACCCACCCATGTACGCTCGGGACCGGGGGCGTCTCGGTCCTGTCGCTGTTCACGCGAGCGTCAGGCCTGCAGTCGGTACTAATCGACCCGGCGGCCATTGAGGACATTGACGTGGTGTTCGGCAAGCACGACCACGCGAGCGCGGCCAATGGTCTGCGGGCCTACTACACCAACGACGGCGGGGTCACGTGGGTCGAGACCGACCTGAAGGACCCGAACAACGCGGCGACCATCGGAGCGGCCGCTCCGGTCCAGGTGCCGACCCTTGCGGCAGGCGCGGAAGCGGCTGAGACGTTTCGCATCGGTCGGTACAAGGGCTTCGCCATCACGTACACGGCCGGAACGCCGGCCCCCACTTCGGGCACCGGCTGGGACGTCACGGTGTCGGTCAACTACGCTCCGCAGGAGAACTGACCATGTCGATTCATCCCCCATCACGCAACGAAACCGCGTCAGGAATTCTCGGCGCCTCCCAATCCGCCGCAGTCGCGAACCTGGCGGCCGGCAATGTAGATACGACGCACAACCAGGTGCTGACGGCGGCACAGCTAGCGGAGATAGTGGCGTCCCTGACCGCTCCCTCCGTCGTGAGCACCAACACGTACACACCTGTGCTGACCGATGCGTTTCTTGTCAAAGCCATGACGTATGCTGGGGCCTCTACCGTCACGCTACCGCAGGACTCAAATCTGGCGTTCCCCGTCGGCAGTTCCATCACTTTCAAATGCGCGAACGCGAACGGCAAGGTCACGTTCGCCGCAGGTACGGGCGCCACCATGGTAGTAGCTCGCGCAGGTTGCGCAAGTCTGATCCCGCAGAACGCGTGGGGAGAGGTGTACAAATATGCAGCCAACACGT